GGAGAAACTCTCAGCGTCTCCCCTCAGCGCTTTTTTCCGCAGCTCCCATCCATTTCCTCTTCTTCCTCCTCTTCCTCTTCGCCAATCATCTCCTTGAAAAAGCCCATGTAGTATTCGTCGCTCATGTCTTCTTTCGGCTTGCGCGTCATGCCAGCTTCAGATAAGGCAATTGCCAGTGCCTGCTTCGGGCTCTTCACTGCCTCGCCACTGCTGCTCTTTAGCTTGCCACTTTTGTATTCGCGCATCACCTTGGCAATTTTTGCCTGCTTTTCCTTCTTGGTCATAACGCTAAATGCTTTCCTTAAGCATAATCAATGGATGAATCCTATCGGAGCAGTGGCAATACTCATGCCAGGGAAAAGTTTATCACGATACAAAACCATGCCCGTGATGATGCGCTCAGCGATGAAGGCAAGCGCTCGTTTGTCATAGCCTCCAATGCGAAGAAACTGCTCTTCGTGCTTATGCCAAATTGGCGCAAGCGCAACGAATAATGCGCTCATGAATTGCTTGTATTGCATGTTGCTTCCTCGCGCCATATTGCAACCAATGAAGCTATTCTGCTTCCAGATGGCATCAATTTCTTCGCGAGAAAAGATCCAGCTTCCAGAATCAGCAAGCTCTTTAGTAATGGCAGGCGCATCAAATGCAAAATGTCCGCCATAAAACTGTTGCTCAAGCGTGCAATTAAACAATGCCGGCTCAGGAAAATACAGCGTATTTTCGTCGTACCATTCATCCTTGGGCTCTAGCCAATTGCGACGGTATTGCGCATTGCCAATATTCTTCTCGTTTGCATTGAGAATCATCCAAGAAATACAAGACAATTCTCCCCATCGACTATTCAGCCGCGAAAGAGAAGCATTCTCATCATCAAACACATAGCCCTGCAAACGAAGCGCTTCGCGCTCTTCGCTTGACAGAGCATGCGCTCCTCCCATGATGGGAACAATGGAGGAGCGAGCTTCATAGCGCACTTTCTCGCCTGGAATACAAACGGCGTAAATAGTGCAATCAGACGGTTGCATACACTTTCCTCGCTGACCAAAGCTCGTTGTAATTGTTCACACCTTTAGCGCCAAGACCAGTCAAGTCGCCTCCTCCTGCAGGCTTGCTCCAAGCCATGATCGTACCATCAGGCAGCACAAAAGCCCTGTTCTTCTGGCCATATGTTGGCGTTAGCTCAAGATAGTCTCCATAGACGAAATTGGCTTGGCTGCCATTGAGAGCAAGCGCTTTGCCCAGCAACGTGGGACCAGTGGGGCACAATGGCGTGATGCCATAGTATTGCTCTACGCAATTTGCCACAATCATTTCAATGGCAGTTTGTAAAGCCTTGTTATCTGGCTTGGAATAGAGAACAGTGGTGGCGCAAGCCCAACTGGTGTAGCTAAACCGTTGAATATCACGAAAAGCCAAGAATTCAATACGGTCTCCAAGATCCACTGCATTGAACGCTCGCACGCCAATATCGAAATACCAACCACCAAGCTTATTCAGTAAGCAAAATCGCCCAAGATCCGCTTTGTACGAAAATGGCGCCAAGCAGTCATACGCCCAAACCACTTCTTCCCCATAGTTATCAGCAATGAAAGCGCGAAGCGTGTCGCTGTTGTAAATGACATGCTTTGCATCGGGAAAGCACGAATCAATCGTGCTAGTGGCATGCTTAAGAAACGGACTTAGTTCTTCTGGCTCAGTGGAGAGAAAGATTTGTGAAATTTGCATGGTGATCAAGCGATTTTTGTGGGAGTGCCAAAGCCCTTGAATTCAGGCTCTGCAGGCTTAATGGCAAGTGTTTCATTCACTGCCTCTTTAAGCTGTCGCTGAATATAGGGCCAAGTAAAAGGCTCTTCATGAAGACGCTTGTAACACCATTGACCATGCTGCTTCAAAATGTCGCGATTTTCATAGTAGTAAGTGAGGATATTGGCGGCACACTCAGGATCTGGCAACAGTCGCTCAAGCCCGTAATTCCTATCGGTTTCACTGGCGTTGCATTCAATACGAGGCATCTCATCAAAGATTTCAGCCAAGCTCGTATGATCAGGAACCACTTGCGCCACGCCAGTGGCACCATGTTCTGAGTTGACCAAGCCCCATCCTTCGCCAATGCAAGTGTTAATGCCAATATCAGCAGCGTTATACACTTGATTGAGTTGTTCAATGGGGAGGCAATTGTCCACTGAATAGTGCGGGCTTGTCAAAATAAGCTTGCCAGTGGCATCAAAACCCTCGTCACGCGCAACGCGCTTAAATAATGGAACTAATTCCCATCCCAAATCCTTGCTGCCCATATTGAGCCATAGCCGAGCATCGTCTTTATCCTTGGCAAATTTGATGAATGCTTTAATGGTCAGGTCGATGCGCTTACGCGGCTGATTTCTGTTGCCATTGAACACGACAAACACATCTTCTGGCACGCCAAGTTTCTTGCGGCATTCCTGCTTGTCGAGCGGGAAGAACTTCGTGAAATCAGTACCATGACCAATGATGCGCACGGGCTTTGTGTAGCCCATTAGCTCAAGCTCTTTCTTCGCAAATTCTGTGTAGGTGGCAAGGCCGTCCCACTCCATCATGGGCTTGGCCAGATCTGGGAACAAACCGTAGGAATCAATGGGCGTGTAAACGAACCATTTGAAACCGAGCTGCTCCTTGAGGGGCTTCGCCTTTTCCCATAGATTCAAGGCAATCCAAATATCGTTTGTCACCCATACAAGATCAGGCTTAAAAGCTTGAATAACTCCAGCGATGCGATGGGAACCGAATGGATCATTGCCATGAAGCATGGCTGGATAAACCGTATAGTTCCTTGCTTCTGGATGGGGGTCTCCATGAAAGTTGACCGCCAAAACCGCCACTTCATGCTCTTCTGCTAGTGCGGGAAGCAAATATTGAGCCACTCTCCCAAAGCCAGTTTCTACAAAAGCATCGCCACAGTACAGAATACGAGCCATGATCTCCTCTGAATCTTCGTCATCTTAAGGGCCTTTTATACTGACGGCAAAAGGAGGCTAGATGATTCTTCCAGAAGGCTCAATCCGCTTTTGCATTAGTACGTGCAAGAAGTTTGCTCCGCACACAATTCCCGTCATTATTCCTAGCTTGCTTGCTGCTGGACTAAAGCCAGAGGAGATTTTGATTGTCAATGGAGGACAGACCGTCAGGGCCTTTACCAGCTACAAAAACGTGCCAATGCTGCTGACGCAGCAAAATTCCTTTGAATACACGCCGCTCATTGAAATTGTTGAGCATTTGATGGAGAGTCCATATTGGTTTCTCCTGCACGACACTTGCATTGCAGGCCCTACTTTTAGACAGCTCGCTTACGAACCTCCGGTGGAGGCGCCAGAGAAAGTGGCAATGAAGCACACGCCTTCCATGAGCATCGGCCTTTACCGCTACGACTACCTCATGCGCCACAAGGAGCGTTTGATGGCCATCAAAAACTTGGATAGCTCGCCAGAAGCTCTGCAGCAATGGAAGCAATGGGGAGTGCCAAACGAGGACTACATGCTTTGGAAGCTCCAGGACGTGCCTTGCCACATCTATCATCCAGACAAGCATGGGCCTGATGAATGGAACTACCAAGGACACGCAGACCCTTACGGCACTGGCATGCAGCGCCGCATTGAATACTTCCCTCAGTTAGAACTTGCCAAAGCCAAAAGCAATTGGCAAGGCGTACAGCCCCACCTTTGTATAGACATCTGATGAAACGCATTGCAATTATTGGTGGCGGCTGGTGGGATGTCATCTGGCAATGGTTTTTCGTGATGAGGCGGAAGTGACGTTATACGAAAAGAACTATACGCTTATGTCAGAAACGTCTTTCATTAATCAAAACCGGTTGCACTATGGCTATCACTATGCTAGGAGTGCTGCCACTCGCCGCCTATGCGCGACTACTTTTGTGCGCTTCATGGAAGACTATGGCGATCTTGTCCACGATGTAGATAATAATTATTACGCAGTTTCAGAAGATGAAAGCCTTCTTGACGCTGAAACCATTTCAATTATCTTTGGGAACGGTCCGCATGTTTCGCTGGACCCACAAGCTTTTAACAATACATCACTTTTGCTGACTACTCCTGAGAAGCGCATTGATGCCATCGGAGCTAGCTTATATTTTCAATGGCAACTAGAATCATTGGTTAAGAAGGAAGCAATTCAACGCTCCAATCTGCAGGCACTAAAGAAAGATTACGATTTCGTTTTCGATTGCACTAATAATTCCCTCCTAGAGCCATTGCCTTCTCAATTCTTTGAAGCAGTGGCCATGTTTATCTATCGACCCAAAAAGCCTTTGCCGTTTGGAGCCCTTACTTATGTCGATGGAGATTTGTTCTCCATTTATCCATACAACGACAAATGTTTTTCATTGAGCCACGTGAAACACGGAATCATGCCAAATCATTGGCTTGAAGACGAAGACAATGCAAGGCAATTGATTGAGCGTCATGTGGAACGATATTGGCCTGATTTCTCTGATAGTTTTAACTATTTATTTCCAACGCTTTCTATCAAAGCAAAAACCAAAGACAGCAGCGCCAATCGCACTCCGCTAATGCGCCAAGAAGACAATTTATTTTCCTTCTTCACTGGTAAAATCCAAGGCATCTATGCCATTGAGCAAATGGCAAGGCAAATTATCGCTCAGCCATAAAGCTGTCTAAATAAAGGATATTCACGATGATGCTTAGAGGCATTGGCTAGTTCGCGAGTGATGCCATATTGATATGAACTTGCATTGAGAAGAAGCTTAATTTGTTTATGCTCATATTGATTAAGGATGGGACCATTGTCAGTGTCGCTGATATGCACATGAGCAATGAAGCGGAAATAATGCTTGATAATTTTTGTGGGGCTATCTCCCTGAAGCCAAGCATTATTTGTGTCGAGCATCGTCTTTACATTGCGCAGATTATAGAAATCAATGTGGTTGACAATTTCCTCAACCGTATAGAAATACTTTCCGCCAAATGCCTTGGCGATAGGTTCAATGCAAAGAATGGCATCATTAGCCTCCAGGATTGAATCCATACGCTTGAGCGTTTCCATCAGGCTTGAGGGGCTTCCTCTGCGCAATGCAGGACTACCAAGGACAAAGCGCTTGATGCCCATCAGCGAACCAAGCTTCACCACTCGCAACAAATGCTCTTGAGTGGCAGCAGTGTCTTCAAAGCTTTGCACCGCACTGTGGTAGAACAATGCCTGGGCTGAATACGCCCATAGCCCATAATCCTCCCTGTAGCGCTTGGCAATATCGCCAAAATCTTCGTTCCTGGCAAAGATGCGGGATGGCACTAATTCAATGAAATTGAAAGCGCCAGCATTGGCGCTCAAGATTTCGTGCTCTTCCTCGTCCTTCCAGCCAATAGCACTAATTCCAAGCACTGATAAATTCCTCCATCTTCTTCAGAGTGGTTTCTTTGCTGGAAAAATATGGACCATAATTGTATTCAATGCGTAGCCCGCAATCAACGATTGTTTTTGCCCATGGGAACCACTTCTCAATAATTTCCAATGTCTCAATGGGTTCCGAAAACCATTGATGCGTTCCTCCTTTTTGACACGCCTCAGTGTGAAGCCATAAGTCCCTTAAGTCGTACCATTGATAACAGGAATTGGCATTGATCTTTTCGATGTTATTGCCATTAAGAAGGTCAAATAAGACATTCTTTTTGATACGCCGATGAAACAACGCGGGAAGACGAATGATGGTAATTATCGCCTCGGGAAAAGTGGTCTTAATTAGCAGTTCAAAGATGTATCGCGTGGAACCATAGTTAATGCCATGGATTTCTGGAAAGTTTTCCACATATTTATAAGTTTGGCTGTAAACATCGATGGTGGAATAGAGAACAATTTCCTTTGGCTTCCATGGTCTCATTTTCGTCAAAACGTGATACATATTATCAAAATCTGCCATCGGCGCTTGATTCGCCTTCCACTTCTCTGCTGGCAAGCAAGCCAAATAAAGCCTGTCAATATCTTGTTTTAACGATGGCGCCAAGTGGATATTTTCGGAATTAAAAAGATAGCCAAAGTTGTGATGCTCGCGCAGCACTCTTCCAATTAACCCCGTGCTTCCAACCAAAACGTCCATGCTTACACTGCCACGACGGGCGCTTGTTGACGCATGTATTGTACGCGGCATTTGCAATTGCTCATGCACGCACAACGCTGCCCTGGCATTGGCAGGCTTCCAATGGGAACAGCGCCTCGTGCAGCAAAGCGCACACAGTCCTCGCAATGCTTTGCCTGTGGATCGAGAATACGGCGCATCAAGCTGTAGCCTTGTCGCTCTTGCCGAATTGCACTGCCTTCCCAGTAAGAACCTCTTGCAGCTTGAGCATACATGCCGATGCGAGCAATAGCCATGGGAGTAGAAATGCTCCCAGCCAGAAGATCGCGAGCAAAATTCTCCAGATAACGATATTCCGCACGAAGGCGCTGACCAATGCGGCCCCAGTCTGAAGCCTGCATATTGTCTCGTCCACCATTGCCGATGATTGCCGCCTGTACATGCGCAAGCTTAAGGGCTTCCCTTACGCTTTCTTGCCATTGAACCAGCGAAATATCGCCCCTGCTAAGCATGTTTGTAAGACGACGTAGCAAAGTGCCAAGCTTGTTAATTCGACCATCAACCAAAGCTTCCACGGCAGACTGACTAAGGAAGCGTCCGTTGCTTCCGCGATAACGGCCAGTAACGGGGTCGTAGCGCCATGAGGATTCATCAAGACGCAATTCAAGAGCGGCAGCGAACGTTGATAAATCATTCAGGCCTTGCATCTTCAGCCTCCAGAATATCCTTAAAACGCTCTGGAGCTTCCTCCTTCCATTGATTCAATGCAGCATCAATGTCTTCAGGACTAATTAACGATGCTTCGTCCACGTCAGAAAGGATGAGACCTTCCACTTTCATGGGTTCAAGCGCATCAACTTTGCTGCTCACGTTTTTGGCAGGACCTTTGCGCTCTGGATTGGGATCTGCCTTACGCTTTCGAGCGACAATCGTCTGTCTTTCTTCTTTGCTCATTGATTGAGCTTTGGCTTCAGGAAGACACTTTGGCTTGCCTTCTTTTTCTTCCCGAGCGCCGCAAGGTCCAAGAATTTCTCCGTTGGCGCCAATCCTCACCCATTTCTCCTTGAACCATTTGTCAAGATCATCTGCATGTAATTCGCCTTCATCGCCCTTAAAAGCGCCGCTCAGTGAGCCATGCTTTTTCTTGTACATTTGCTTGTACTGCTGCACGACGTAACCACTGGCATAAGCAGATGGCCATACTTTGAACTTCGCCTTGGCAGCGCTCACCGCTCGTGAATGTAAAGCCTCGTCAGTGAATTTTACGTCGCCACGAATTTTCTCAAGATCGCGAGGAAGATACAAACCAGCGCTGTCTTCCACTTCCCTGCTTCCATCCATGGGAAGAGTGCCATTCTCTTCATTCATGGGATCGCGGCCGCCAGGGGGCACTGCAAGCTTGCCTTTCCCACCCCCTTCTTGAGTGGAACCACCCCCAGCTTGAGCAGGAAGTTCCCGCACTACGGACGGATCAAGCGTAAGCTCCATGCTCCACTCAGAACCGCCATAACGGGCATCCGCCACCTCCTTGGGACTCAGCACACCTAGCTGGATGTAACGGCCGTCTACAGCCGCCACGCGCGCCCGTACATCAGCCATCTCGCGCTCATTAAGCTCGAACAATGGATTAAAGGAGATGCGCCATGATTCGGGCAGTTCTCCTTTCGTCGGACCTTCTTTGCTGAGCATGATGTATTCAAGCAGCTTCTTCATCGGCCGCTTGAAATTGACGCTTTGATAATCAGCAAGCATCTTGGCGAAATCACGCTCTTCACTGCGGCCAGTGGAACCAAGCCCACTCGGACTTTCGCCAAACAGCACTGTATGAGGAATCTTGCTGGCGCCAATAATATCAACGCGCAGCTTTTCTAAGATTTCTCCAATGCCACCAAAATTTCGACTAATAAATTCAAGCTCTTCTTTTTCTGCATCAATTGCATAGCCACGATAGATGCTTTTGCTCATGTCGTTCACTTGCAAACGATCACGAATGGAGCTTTCCTTACCAGCAGCAAGCATCGCCGCTAGCCCCCTCACTTTGTGAACAAAAATATCAAACTCAGTGAGAAGAGTGGCCGCTGAATTCAAGCCCGTCCAATAATGCCTGAAGCTGTCATAAACAGTCTGCAAGCTGCTCATGCCCCATCCATAGTTCCTTTGCCGAATGCGATAAGGAAGCCAATCCCCGTCAAAGCGAAGAATCCTATCCTTGTGAATGTAGGACAATTGTGGCTGGTTAATTAGATCTCCAGAGATGATCTGATAATAAGTGGCTTTTGAATAGTCGTAGAGGTTTTCTTCATTAATAACGGGCGCAATTTGCCATCGGTCCAAACACTCAATGTCTTCGATGCGACGGATATTCCGTTTATCGACAGGCATGTAAGCGGGACGCCCATCGTCAATAAAAAGAAGTAGACAAGCA